CAAATTATTTTTCAGAAAACCGATTTTTTAATTGATCCGAGTAAACCGGAAGGATTCTTTGCCGGTTATGCTTCGAAATTCGGCGGTGTGGATTCGTACAGACACACCATTGATCGACATGCCTATGATAAGATTATCACGGGTCCGTTGCCGAAACTATTTTTTAATCACATGACATGGTCAGATGTTCCGGTTGGTATCCTGACACATTGGCACATCGATGATGTTGGTTTGTATGTCGAGGGCGAATTAAATCTGAAAATTCAGAAAGCTCGTGATATATATGAATCAATGAAAACCGGTGCGATTGATGGCCTGTCAGTCAGTATTGAAATGAATTATGACAACGATGATATGGAATTTGACGACAATGATATTCTGCATATCAAGAACGTCCAAAAGATGCGTGAAATTTCGATCTGCACATTTCCGGCAGACGATGAAGCGCGAATCATCAACGTCAAGTCATTAGATGGTGATAAAATAACAACAGTTAGAGATTTGGAAAGACAATTGCGGGACGCGGGATTTTCCAAAAACGAAGCGTGTGTTTTAATCAGCACAGTCAAAAAGACAATCAAGAATGATGACAAACATCGTGATGATGGCATGATTCAGCGATTGAACAGTTTTAACAGTTTATTTCACAAATAGGAAAAAGCTATGAACGAAAATGAAAATCAGCTTGAGAAAGCAATCAATGCTGCAATTGACAATGTGAATTCTTTAATGCCCCGCATGGAAAAATGTGAAGGTCAGGAAACCAAGATCGTTGAATTGCAGAAATCAATCGAAAATTTCAGAAAGGAAATTGCCGCACTTCAGCAATCAAATGTCGGTGTTCCAAGTGAAAGCGATGATAATGCGCTGTCATTCGGTGAACGTTTCGTAAAATCCGAACAGTTCAAGTCTTTCCAGAAGTCATTCAAGTCTGACAGAAAGGCTAGTGTTCGACTTGAACTTGCAGCTGCACCGGCCACCACACAGGCATCCAACAGCTATTCAAGATCATCATTAGCCGCACCGGCACAGATCGGAATTGTGACTGATCCTAGACAGGTTCTGAATATGGAATCATTATTCGGTCATATCATGGTCGAATCAAATTCATATGAATTCTATCGTTACGGATTCAAGACAACTGAAACCGCAACCGGACCCGCAAGCGTTGCCGAGGGTGCTGCAAAACCTGAATCCAATTACGGCGGAACAATTCATGTCGGCACAATCAAGACAATTGCGCATTGGACAAAGCTGACTGAACAGATGTTGGCGGACAATGCAAACATCGTTTCATTCATCAATGATGATATGAAATATCAGTTGGACGATGTTGTTGATTATCAGATTGTCAGAGGTTCAGGATCTTCAGAGCAGTTCGGCGGTCTGAATAAGTCCGGCAATTATACCGATTACATAACCGGCGCGGGAATTGCATCAGGTGACACTGAAATTGATCTGATTCTTAAAGTGAAAGCACAGATGGAAAAGGCCGGCATTCGCAACATTTCGTTGATCCTTAATCCTGAAGATTGGTGCAAGGTTTTATGTCAGAAGAACGTGAACAAAGATTACCTGATTCCTGGCATTGTTGACATTCCAATGCAAAGAATTTGGGGTGTTCCTGTTATCCTGAATGCAAATGTTCAGTCCGGCAAATTCCACATGGGCAATTTCTATCAGGGCGGCAAGGTAATCGAAAGATCCGGTGTTGCGCTTGAAATGGATCGCGAACAGGACGATTTCACAAAGAATTTAGTGACATTACGTGCTGAACGTCGACTTGATTTCGCAGTGGTACAGCCTAAAGCCTTATGTTATGGTGATTTTTCAACATCATAAATAAACAGTTTCATGTTTATACCTCACTACTAAAAGGAAGTTAAAGCGGGATGAATAATTCCGCTTTTTTCATTCATAGGAAAAACATATGGCATTATTATTCGTGAGTGTGGAATTTGTGAAAAAACAATTAAGAATTCCAGACGATATTGAAGACGATTTGATTGAACAATATATTCTTGCGGCACAAGCAGATGTTGAAATGCGTATTCATCGACCGATATATTCTGATGATATTGCAGACAATCCGGTGACAACAGATCCGGACAAGATACCGGCACTGATAACACAATATATATTGATGACTGCCGGAGATTTCTATAAATGCAGAGAAAACAAACAGGATAAGACATACACAACATATTTTGAACATATGTTGGATGACTTTATTGCATATTAAGAGAATTAAAAAATGATTTTATCTGCCGGAAAACTAGACAAACGCGTGAAATTATACGAACCGACACAAAACATTGTTGTCGGCACACACACACCGACATATAACTTAAAATATACAGTCTGGGCGAACGTCAGACAACTGACATTGCGTGAACTTATGAAGACTGATGTTGAATTGCAGAGTGAAACATATACTGTTGTTATGCGGTATATTCGGGGCATTACAAACAAATGGCGCGTTGAATTGCCAAACGGCAATTATTATCGAATTCTGACAATTAACACTGAAGAATTGACCGGTTCAATGACAATCGGCATTGAACTTGATAACAGCATAGTTCAAGAGACATCATCATGAACATTAGAGAAATAAAAACTGAAATACTGAATGCAATCACTGATTTTCTGCCGAATTCGACAGTCAGTTTCGATTTTGCAGACACGATTGAAGCTGAATCAGGTGCGGTCATTAAGGATATTTCATTCACATATGTCAATGACTTAGAGATTCATGAACAGATAACAGCAACATTCAGTGTCCTGTTAATTGCTAAGGGCGATGATACACTGTTCACAATGATCAATGATTTGTCGGAAATTAACGGCAACGAGGGTGACACATACGTTCGGTGGTATGTTGTCGAACACATTGATTTGCTTGGTTCGGATGATGCAAACAAATATGCACAAGTGTTCATTAACTGCAATGTGAGCAATCAGGAATAAAAGGATTTTAATATGCCGGTGGACAGACTTGAAATCGGGGGAACGACAGACGAATTCGGGAAGACGATTGAACAATTTGTGAAATATTGTGAAAACGTCGACAAAAAATTGTCTGTTCAGACTGCCAAGATAATTTTGCGCAAAACGATTCGTGAATCGAATCAGGCATTGAAACAGGCAACACGTGTCACGTGGAAAAAACACACCGGCGATGCAGTCAAGTCCGTCACAATGAGAGTTGCAAAAAGTAAATCACGGCCAGGGGTGATTTATGCAACGTATGGTTGGAGAGGAAAAAGAAAGAGGAAAAAGGCCGGAGATAACAGAAAAGGACGTGTGTTCAGTCCGCCACCGGCAACATATATCGGTATTTGGAACGACTTGGGAACGACGGACATTCAGGGCAAACACATATTTGCGCAGCAGTGGAACATTCAGAAAGAAAGAATCAAGAAAACAATAACTGATAGTATTCAAGAAATTATCAGAAAAGATTTATTGAACAAATTGCATTAGAATTAATTTGTTCGGTATTTGTTAGTCTAACAGGGGGCATTTATGTCATTAACACCAACAGCAAAAAAGAATGCGATTACAGGCAAAAACACGCTTGTCGCATATCGTCTTAATGGTCAGACACCTGAAGCGTCATTCGTGACAATTCCAGGTGTAACAGTAATGGGCACACCAGGCGGAACAGTGGAAGATGTCGATCAGACTTGTATTGCCGAGGATGCAAAACGTTATCTGCCAGGCGCATATGACGGCAATGAAATCACTCTCACAATTCATCACTATACCGGTGACGCAACACAGGCTGCGTTGATTGCGGCCGCCAATTCAAATCAAATCGTTGACATTCAGGTTGAATTTCAGGACGGCACAACATGCGACATCACTGTTGCGCTAAAATCCGCACAGATGCAAGAAATATCACTGTCTGAAACATTGAAGTGGGACATTATCGGCAAGCAGTCAGGAAAGGCCGTGTGGACACTGCCGTCAGCGTAGTGATTGACGTTATCCAAAGCGAACGGACACAACATGTCCGTTCTTTTTTTTACCAATGAGGAAAATAAAATGGCATTACTAGACAAATTGAATTCAATTTCATTTCGTACTGAAAAAATCAAAGCACCGGAGATCGACGACGGTGCCGAACTGATACTTCGGGAACTTACTGCCGGACAACATGCGGATTTCATCGACAAGCTGAAAGATGAGGAATTCAGAACTTCAGAAAAGAGATTGACCGCATTCATGATCATGAACTGTCTTGTCGATGAAAACGGCAACAGGGAAATTCAGGATGAAGAACAGGCAATGGCCGTGATGGAAAAATTGCCACAGAGACTGATTCGCAGAATCAATGTTGCGTTGGCAAAACTGAATAATTCTGACACTGAAGAAAAAAAAAGATAAATTCCACAGTCCTGTTTTGCGCTAGGATAGCGCGGGAAATTCACGTGCCGATAACGTATGTCATGGAACTGCCGGTGCGTGAATTGTATATGTGGGCAGACGTTTTCAAATATGAAAATGATATTGAAAAAACACCGGACACAGAAGAAAATGAAGAAGAAATTGAAGTAAATCCTGAAGACGTGTTCAAATTAATTGGTGGAGAAATTCGAAGATGACAGTTGTTAATAATATTCTGAACTTGGTTGACCTGAACACCAAGAAATACAACGAAAACTTGCAGAAAATGAAAAAGACAACTGCCAAAGAAACGAAAGAAACTGCAAACTCATTCAAAGCATTATCGAACGTCTGGACAGGATTGATCGGTGCAATTTCAGCCGGTGCTATCGGTTCAGCTGTCGTCAGTGAGTTGAAAGCAACTGAAAGTGCCGTCGCATCATTCATTGATTCCACCGGTTCAGTGACAAAAGCGCGTGAAACTTTTGAAATGTTGCAACAGGCAGCGCGTGACACGCTGCAACCATTTGATGCGTTGCAGAAATCAGCGTTGGATTTGCGCCGGAACGGAATTGAACCGACATCGGCACAAATGAAGACATTTGCGCAGATTGCGATCAGTTCCGGAAAAAATCTTGAATCCGTGACAACTGCATTCACAAATGCCGTTCAGGGCAAATATAAATCATTGTCACAGCTTGGGATTGTTGCAAAAGATACCGGTGATAAAATCACGCTTTCCTATAAAGGCACCACAACACAGATTGAAAAAAGCACCGAAGCATTGACAGCTTATTTTAAAAAATTGGGCGAAGAAAATGCCGGTGCGCTTGAATATCTGCAGAACGGAATGACCGGTGCAATCAATCACATTGAGAATGCCTGGGGTGATTTCGTTCGTGCAATAGCTGAATCCGGACTTGGTGATGCTATTGCACACACAATCCGTGCAATGGGAACTGCACTCGATTCAATCACAGCTTGGATCAATTCCAATCAAGAACCGATTCGTCAGTTTTTCAACAGGTGGTCAGACTATATCGACAGACTTTCAAAGAATTTTGTCGAATTGACGAATGATTTGAATAATTTTTTCAAAGCATCACAAAAAGTAAACGGTTCCGGCGGAAAAACTGAACCTGGCATATTGGGATATCTCAATGCTTTTGCCGAAACATTAGGTGAACAGATTCATGATCTTGTACATGGAAAAGAACCTGAACGTTTGTTCAAAGCAGAGCGAGATCGTGAAATGCAGCTGTTCAAACAACGTGTTGCTAATTTAAAAAAAGGATCTGCAGAGTATGAACAGGCCGTTTGGGAAACAAACGAAAGACAGAAAGCAATTGCGAAAAAATACGAGAATGAAACAACCTCAATTGCCGGACGAATTGGAGATCTGATTTTTGGCGGCAAAGAAGATCACATATTTGACCGAAAATTAGAAGAATATTCAGATTATTTGGAAGAAAAAGACAATTTACGCAAAAAAGACGCGGAAAGAGAAAAAGAACGTGCGGAATCTGTCAAGCTGTCTGCATTCGGTTCAGGTTCTGCCGGTGGTGGTGGCAGTTCCAGAACAGCAACAAAAGCTGCAAATGACACGTGGGGCGCATACTACAAAAAAATCATCGACATTCAGCGTGCGAATCTGTCAGAACGTGAACGATTAGAACTTGAATTCAAGGACAAAATGACAGAACTTGTCACCGAAGCGGGGCAAAGTCAGACAGCAAAAGCCGAAGAAATTGCGAATGCCAAGACTATTATTGAAGAACAGTATCAAAAGAAAGTCGAAGATTTGAGAAAACAGGCCTATTCATTTTATGTTGAATCAATTGATTCCGAAGATTTGAAACTTCAGGAAACATATGAAAACAGATTGTCAGAACTTGAAAATTATTACAATCAGCGTCTTTTGACTGATGAACAATATCTGTCGGCACGTCAAAAGTTATACGATGATTATTATGATAAGTTGGAAGAACTGAAGAATTCAGGAAAAGACGAAGAATTCAAAAAAGAACGTGAAGACATGCAGAATCTGGCGGATGGTTTCGATTCTCTTTCTGATGCATTCAGTAATCTGACGGATGGAATGAACAATGCCAGTTCGTCATACAAAGCATTATTTGCGGTTGAAAAAGCATTCGCAGTTGCAAGCGCAACGGCACAAGCATTCGCGGCATGGATGAAAGCGATCGGCACTTCGTCAAGTTGGTATGAGGCAATTGCTAATTATGCGCAAGCAATAGCATTGACAACAAACATTTTGACCAAGTTGCGCAACGTGGAAATGCACGACAAGGGCGGTCGGATTCCGGCCGGTCAGGTGGGAATTGTCGGTGAATTCGGCCCCGAACTTGTGACGGGTCCGGCGAATGTTACAAGTCGTAGAGAAACAGCAGAAATGGCACGATCTGCAATGGCCGGAACAAACGTTCAGGTGAATTTGTACGAAGACACAAGTCGTGCCGGACAGGTCGAACAACGACAAGGAACAGACGGCGAACAGGTGATTGATATATTTGTTTCAAACATCAGACGTGGTGGACAGGTTGCACAGGCACTTGAAAGCACGTATCAGTTGCATAGATACGGCCAATAATTGATTAATTGGGGGAACAATGAATTCAGATTTCAAATATTATCCGACGGCATTGCCAAGGGTTCTGCAATCCGGTTATTCAAACAGACACAAGCCGAATATTATTCGAACTGCAATGTCCGACGGATATGTCAGACAACGAATTGTGAATCAGGGTGCGCCGGATTCACTGAACGTGTCAATCACAATGACTGAAGACGATTATCGAACATTCTTGATATGGTACAAGTCAGACATCAGATCCGGCCAAGATTGGTTCGTTATGCCTTTATTGGCCACCGATGGCGATCAGAGTATTCAATATAAATATGTGCGGATTCAAAACGGCGAAGTCAACGCGCAGTTGGTTTCGACAAATGCGCGTGTCGGTTCAATTTACAAGCTGTCAATGACGCTTGATGTCTCAAATACTGTTGTCGATGATGGTTCATGGAATCCTGATGTTCCAACGGGTCCGACCGATGACGAAACCGGAGAAGTGACAATTGTCGATTCGGCACGAATAATTTCAGACGTGGACGATCTCGGTGATAGTTCCGGCACATACACGATTATCGAAGAATAGAAAGGGGCAAAATATGTCATTTAAAAAAACAGTAACGTTCACAGCGAGCATTTCGGACTATACCGATGGCACAGTTTCAGCAAGAGTTCAGGCAGAAAATAAAATCCTTGGTGATTTGGTAACATTTATTCTAAGTCATAACCTTGGCATTTCAATTCAAGAGAAATGCGAGATCGGATCATCCAAGTGGGCGGGCGATCCGTTGTGGTGTTCAAGTTCGGGGGCAACAAACGATGTCAATAACAATAGCATGGCGGGGGATTTTTATTTCCTCGGTAGAGGAATAACA